AACAAGACCTCCTGCAAGATTGACAGTTACGGATGCGCTCTTTTGAAGGTTAGGAGCAGCAGAGTCTATGTGAGCGGGACGGTGACGGTCTGATGCGAATGAGTACGTTCGGCGGCTTGATGGGCGGCTTGAAAGACGAATATCTGTTCAAGAACGGAACTGTCACAGGACATACTTGGACGGGAGCGAGTACAGCCTACGCATCCTACTCCATTGGATCGACTCTACAGGCGAGTGCTTCTATTACGGTAGGCCAGGTATACGAAGGGGCAAACGCATCCGTTTCAACAACGGCAGATCTGACGAAGTACAAATACATCCATTTCGTTGTGACTTCAAGTAACGGTTCGCCATCCATCACAGTAGATGGTACTGCTGTATCGGCTACGACAGGCACAAAGACGCTCGATATATCTTCAAAGACCGGGAGCAAGACCATAATCATCAGAAGCGGTTCCGTAGGCAAAACAACGGAAAGCGGAAGCGTATCATCCGGCATAACTGTATCGCAAGTATGGCTGTCGAATAAATAAGAGGAGGACGGCAGATGGACAATGTAGTCAACTTCATTCGATTCGCCTGTAGTCACGCTTCAAAGAGCGTTCCGTCTGGTTCGCAGATCGACTTTCCCGTTGGTACTGATGGCGTGTGGATGTATCTGTGGGGAACTAAAGGGCAGATCGTCACGAAGTCGCTGTTGGATTCCAGATATGCGTCTTATTATGGGCCAAACGGATGGAGCAGAGATGATTACAACTCCGTTACCCGTGGATGGGTTGCCGAAGGACGGCACGTTACGGATTGCCAGGGACTCAATGATTGCTATCTCAATATCAACACAACGGCGAACGGCAACTATACGAATTTTTGTACCGATAAAGGGCTTATCTCAAAAATCAAGCGTCCGTGGGTTATCGGTGAAGCTGTTTTTAATGGCACTGATACTAAGAAAACGCACGTTGGATGGGTTTGTGGGTTCTGCGGGGATGATCCCGTTGTAGTCGAAGCCAGAGGGTTGAAATACGGAGTAGTTATTACACGCCTATCTAAGCGCGTTTGGAAATATAGGGGGCTTATGACTAAAAAGTTCTCCTATGATCCCGCCCCGCAGCCCGTACCGCCAACTCCGCCGGAACCTGGCGTATATGTTTTCACAAGACCGCTCAAATACGGGATGCAAGGCGATGATGTGGTTGAGTTGAAGAAACTTCTCATCGCTCACGGATACTCTGATGGCATTACGATTGATACTCCGTCTTCCGTTAATTTCGGGGGCAAAACCAGAGCGGCTGTTAAGTCCTATCAGAAAGATGCTCATCTTACCGTGGATGGGATAGCGGGGCGTAACACTATAACCTCGTTGGGAGGATATTATCTATGAGTGTTGCAAGGGGCGTAACACCGACATTCACTCTGACATTCAGAGATGTTTCGGGGTTGGATTTCACAGCGGCGAAAAATGTCTATGTCACGTTTTCGTCGGGAAAATCGACCATCACTAAAAGCGGTTCTGATCTCGTTCTTACAAAGAATACGATTGGTGTGGTTCTTACACAGAAAGACACTCTTTCGTTTGATGTAGGAGATTGCGAGATTCAAGCCAACTGGACAACGCCGGAAAACAAAAGGCTTGCTTCCGAAGTGACAAAATACAAAATCACGAAGCAGCTTATGGATAGGGTGGTCGAGTAAATGATTACGATTCCGATGCGGGTATCTGTATCCGAAGAAAACATCCCGATGGTTGTTTCTGCATCATCGGGAATTGTTATACCTTCGGAAATCAGCGTGGCAATCGAAGTCAGCGCATCGGATGTATATACGGGTGAATACACTGTAGTGCCGGAAACGAATGAAATCGTTCTGGAAACCAAAAACAAATTTATGACAGATGATGTAACTGTCGAGCGTATTCCACGAAATTATGGTCTGATAACGTGGAATGGATCAATACTAACTGTTTCTTAGGGAGGGAAAGAAATTGGCATCAAATGTAGTCATACAGGGCATCGTCTACCAGGATTGCCCGGAGGTCAACATCCCGATACAGGGCGGCGGAACTGCGAGATTCCTGGACACTTCTGACGCGACTCTCGCAAGCGGCGGTCAGATGCTTGACGGCTATACCGCGTATTCCAACGGAACGAAGTATACCGGGAGCATCGACACGAAGACCTCTTCCGATCTGACGGCAAGCGGCGACACCGTAACCGTTCCCGTGGGATACTACGCCGCCGAAGCGTCCAAGGCTGTTACGCACGGCTCCGCGACGACTCCCGCCACGACGATCACGGCTACGCCAACGATCACCATCAGCAGCGGAGGACTCATCACGGCATCGGTATCCGCGTCGCAGAGCGTGACCCCGACCATTTCTGCGGGTTATGTTTCGTCCGGTACTGCGGGTACTGTTTCCGCAAGCGGATCGAACACAAAACAGATGACGGTCAAGGCGGCAACGACCTATACTCCCGGCACATCCGCACAGACCATCGCGTCCGGCACATACCTGACGGGAGCGCAGACGATCAGCGGAGACGCGAACCTCGTTCCGTCCTCGATTGTCGCGGGCATCAGTATCTTCGGAGTGAATGGCTCCGCGTCCGTCCCGATCATTTCGCAAGATTCCGTCACGAAAGTCCTTTCCATCTCATAAGGGGGTCTTTGGCGTGTCCAAGAACATTAGCCTGATGGGAGCCGTCTTTTCCGATGTTCCGGCGGTCGAGTTGCCGAAGGACGGGGGAGGTACGGCCCTCTTTTACGACACGACGGATGCCACGGTTACGGGGAACGGACAAATTCTGAACGGTTATACCGCCTATTCAAACGGAGTTCTCTATACTGGCAGCGTAACCATTCAGCACTACTATACTGGATCTTCCACTCCGTCCTCGTCCCTTGGCGTAAACGGCGATATTTATTTGCAAACATCGGGGGCATAACGAATGGGAACCGTCACGAAACAGGGAACTATAACTTCGCATCCCACTTCATATGACACATCGCATTACAGTTATGCTTCTATCAGTAGCAGCTACCCGATAACGAATGCATATACAGATTCTTCAAGTACATCCTACTGTCAAGTCAACTGGACGACCGGGCAAAACGCTGAATCTTATGTTTATTTGAAGTTCAGCGGTTTCGATGCGATCCCCGCAAATGCTACCATCAAAACCGTTACTGCGAAAGCGAAAGGTTATGTAAGCACAACCAACAACTCCCGTGTAACATCCCGTCAGATGCAGTTAGCATCTGGAACAACCTTAATGGGTTCGGCACTTACTATGTCGAACTCTACTTCTGAACAGACATTTTCAAGTGTTGGCACTTGGACAAGAGCATTACTACAAGATGCCGGGATTCGTTATTATGTAAAGCGCGGTACTAGTAACACTTCGTCTTCTTATAACTTCCGTATGTACGGAGCGACTATGACCGTTACATACGAATGGCAAGAAACAACCTATACCATTACCGTGTCCAATTCGACTTCTGCTACCGTAACAGCGAATCCGGCTGAAGTTGTTTCTGGAGAGAGTTCCGAAATCAAGGCTAGTACTATTACTGGCATTACGGTCAAAGACAACGGAACGGATATCACATCTTCGTTCACACAGAGAACGGAGCCAAGTTCTTCATATAGCGTTGTAAATGTCGGCACATATGGATTTGCGCTGAATAGTAACAGTTACTACGAAAGCAACAACAAAGGCATAGACAAGTCCGCTGCCGTATGCCGTGTTGACTTTTATGTCCCTGTTGCGGCAACGATTACATTCACGTTCATTAACTACGCAGAGCAAGGATACGATTTCGGTGTATTCGGCAATATAGATGTTTCGCTGTCGAATAATTATTACGCGGCGGGTAGTGGCGGGGCAACCATTACAGACAGCAGTTATAAACTGGCGTGTAATACTTCTACATACAACAAGTCTACGGCTCAAACACTTACCTACTCAATGACGAGTGGGAATCATTCTATATGGGTCAAATATTCCAAGGACGATGGAACTTCATCGTACAACGATACACTCCAATTCAAAGTGGCTATTACCTTGGATGAGCCGTACACGCCTACAACATACTACGGATACGATTTAACGAATGTATCGGCAGACCATACGATACTTGTTACTGGCGGTTCCAACCCAGACAAGATTTATTTCAAGAGCAACGGATCGTGGGTAGCCGCAACAAAGGTTTACAAGAAGATAAGCGGGTCTTGGGTCGAACAGAGCGATTTGACGAATGTATTCAATCCAAGTACGAACTATGTAAAAGGGAATTAAGACAAACTATAAATAGAACAACCGCAAAAGCGGGGAAAGGATGATTTTCGATGATTTTGAAGGGATTTTTGTTCTTGGATGAGAACGATACTACGGGCGAAAGCGCAGAACTTTCCTGTTCTACGGCTCGTCAGTTGGCGTTGTCCGTAGAGAAAATGACCGCAGACCCTATCGACCTTGAAGTGAATGGTCTAGTCGATATGAAGGGTTCTACGGCATACACGCTTGGAGTAATCAAAGCGTCGGATTTATCTACGGCATCTTCTATTTCTGATGAAGGAATTTACTATGTTCCGCTTGATGGAATAAATGCTGTTTACATTGCGAACAACAGCACTCCCGGCAACTGCATCGTCTTCGGCACTCTGACCGATTAAGGAGGGGATATCTATGGCAATCGATATGATTTCCTATGCAATCGGTGCGAAGAACGGCAGCGGAGGTGGTGGCGGCGGTAACAGCGGACTCGTTGTTAATGCCGTCTATGATGAGCAGACCTTTGAAACCACTCTGGACAAAACTTGGCTTGAAATAAAAAACGCTGTAGCATCGGGGAACGCGGTATACGTCTATTTGTTTGGAGATGAATACAACTACGGTTATCAACCTGTACAAGAAGTGTGTCTTTCGGATGGTTCTGATTATATTGTACGCACATTTAGCAACGACTATTACACGACCAGTCCCGATTCCTACCCGTATACTGGCGGGAAATAACCGAAAGGAGAAACAAGAATGCTTGCGTTATCGAACAAAGTCTACGATATCCTTAAGTACCTGACGATCATCGTGCTTCCGGCAATCGCCGCTCTGTATACGGGGTTGAGCCAGATATGGGGACTTCCGTATGCCGCAGAAGTACCCGCGACCATCACGGTCATCTGCACTTTCCTTGGTGC